TCAATAAATCCCATCATTGCGATCAACCTCATCCTTAACCATTGATGCGAGCAGTTCTTCCAGTTTCTGCGCTGATAGCTTTACCTGGTGATCTTCAGCATCTTCCCGGGCTATTGTGGTTCGCGCAGTGGCTGATTTTGCTGACATCACCACAGGGGGCAGACGGACCATTGAACCATGGCCTCCGGAACAAATAAGGGCAAAAATAACAACCACTATCGAAAGCTCACAAACTAACCGCAGCACGTTCCTGCATACGACGTGTCTGCGGCATAATCCCAATGATTACTCCCTGACAGGATTTGCAGGCCACTCAATATCAGGTGCAGTTGATGTATCAACACGATTCAACAATACCCGATATTTATTCCATGCCTCCAGCAACGATCTTTCTTCCTCCGTTGCGATTTCCAGATCTACAGCATCCTGCAGTGGCGCAATATACTCACTGAATTCCTGGATGTAGAACTGTGTGGTGACGGTCTTCCAGCCATTCGGCTCCTGCTGTATCGAAGCATACCAGGCTATTTCAATATCGCTATGCTGCGGCAGCATTTAACCCCTTGTAATTCATCGCCATAATTGATTTAATTCACAAATAAAACTATAACATGGTGAAATCAATGAAAAAAAACACAGATGATGGGGCTAAAATTTACACACCACTTACCCTAAAGCTTTATGACTGGTGGGTTTTGGGAGTATCAAATCGGCTTGCATGGGGATGTCCTACAAAGGAACACCTTCTTCCACACTTTCTGGAACATGTAGGTAACAACCATCTGGATATTGGTGTTGGAACTGGGTTTTACCTTACTCACGTACCTGAGAGTAGTCTGATATCTTTAATGGATTTGAACGAAGCTAGCCTGAACGCGGCATCTACAAGGGCTGGGGAATCAAAAATTAAACATAAAATTAGCCATGATGTTTTTGAACCTTATCCCGCGGCGTTACATGGTCAATTTGATTCCATTTCCATGTTTTACCTTCTTCACTGCCTGCCTGGAAATATATCTACAAAAAGCTGTGTAATACGCAATGCGGCGCAGGCCTTAACTGACGATGGAACTCTATACGGAGCCACAATTCTTGGCGATGGAGTTGTGCACAATAGCTTCGGTCAAAAACTGATGCGCATTTACAATCAGAAAGGCATCTTTTCAAACACAAAAGATTCCGAAGAAGGCTTAACACATATACTCTCAGAGCATTTCGAGAATGTTAAAACCAAGGTTCAAGGTACTGTAGTAATGTTTTCCGCTTCAGGGAAAAAATAGCATCCAACCGCAGCACGTTCTTGCTTAAGACGTGCTGCGGCATAATCCCAATGATTACTCCCTGACAGGGTTCGTAGGCCACTCAATATCAGGTGCAGTTGATGTATCAACACGGTTCAGCAACACCCGATACTTTTTCCAGGCTTCCAGCAATGAGGTTTCTTCCTCCGTTGCAATTTCCAGATCTGCAGCATCCTGAAGCGGCGCAATATGCTCACTGGCTACCTGCATCAGGTTGTTTTTTGTTTCTTCCGCCTCCCGGATCCGGAACAGTTTTTCTGCTTCTGCATCTTTCACCCAGGTTGTGCCGTTCCACTTCTGAAACTCCCCTTCCGGCGATAACCAGGTAACATTTTCCGGTAATAAGCCGAGTTCAGAAATAAATAACGCGTCGCCGGAAGCTACGTCATAAACCGTTTTACCCCGATGATCTTCAACGAGATGCCACGATGCCTCATCACTGTTGAAAACAGCCACAAAGCCAGCCGGAATATCTGGCGGTGCAATATCGGTACTGTTTGCTGGCAGACCTGTATGAGGCGGAATATATGCGTCACCTTCACCAATAAATTCATTAGTTCCGGCCAGCAGATTATAAATTTTTATGGTCCGTGGTTGTTCACTCATTCTGAATGCCATTATGCAAGCCTCACAATGTAGTTAAATGCGATGTTTTTGACGGTGTTTTCCGCGTTACCAGCAGCGTTAACGGTGATGGTGTGTCCATGTGAACCAATCGCAACGGAGTGCGTATGTGCACCAATACCTACAGTATGTGCATGTGCGCCAGAACTTGCTGCAGTACCAGACAGCGAGTGGGTATGAGCACCTGCTGACTGTGTCTGAATACGTTGATAATACGATCTACGGGAAGAAGTCCCCGGGCTTACTTGATACTGTGAATCCTGGACATAAGTGAACCCACCGCCATCATAAAATGCTAACGCAGAACCGCCGCCTCCTGGCCAACGAATACCATTACCATGAGTATGATCACCGGCAGACCCCGTAGAGCCACTCAGACTGTGCGTATGCGCCCCGGTGTTATTCGTGGATTTAGTGCCGTAATCAAACGACGATGTGGTTTTCGTCCCCAAATCCGTACTGGATGCGCTGGCGCTGTGGGTGTGCGATTTAATGCCGTCCTGTTCCTGAGACAATACGGCTCGATCACTGGCGGGCTTGCCCTTAATCGTCCAGCCACGCATATCAGGAATAACGCCTGACGGATAAGCCACTGCAAGTTTCGGGTAAGCAGATTTGTCAAAAGTCTGCCCCTGCATCAGGGCATAACCAGACGGAACGGTATCTGATGGCCACGGGATTGGTGCGCCGACTGGGTAGCTTTCTGGTGGAAGATTTTTCGAGGTATAAACTTCTGCCCAGTCTTCCTCAAAACCATAACCGTCTCTTGAAGAACGGTAGAACAGACCACCATTTCTGTAATGCGCCTTCATCTGCAGGGTCCGGCAACTTCCGACTCCGGTATAGAAGTTAACCAGAATATAGCTGTCGCCAGAGCGGGTGACATTGTAAGCGCCTGATTCGGCATTCCAGGGAACGCCACCATCCGCATCGGCATATGTATCCGTTGCCCTTCTGGCAAAAGCAGCCACATGCGCAGCGGTTAAAGTAATATCTCTGGAACCATCAAACTCAACACCAGAAACCAGTCTTGGCGTTTGCAGCTTTGTTGCTGTTAATGCATTACCGTTCAGACTTGCGGACAGTTTGGTTCCAATAATCAGTTCGCCGGTTGCGTTATCAATAGCAACCGGTCTTAATGTATTCCAGCCACCATAAACATCACCTTGATTGGTAAGCAGCAGGTAAGTTTTAGCGCCATCATTACGCCATAATGCACCATACTCCCCACCTATCATTCGAATCTGATTACCACCACGCGCTACAATTTCGTCTGTGGCAAAAAGTTTTTTGCACGACAAGTTATCGTTAACGATTAACGAATGAGACTCATAAAAACCACGCCCACTCTTAAAATCAAGGATAACGTCCGCCGCGATACATTCAGTCGCCGGATTTGTTGCCCCAAACTTATAGGTCGTATCATTAACAACGAGATCAGCACCAGGTGCGGATATTGACAGGCCATCTTCGATAAACGCAAAAACAGGGAAAGCAGCGCCATCAACATAGAACACAGAGCGCAAATCATCGCCCTTATTACTCATCATTATTGAGTGGATGGCTCGTTCATTGTTTTGATATTGCCAGAACATTCCATAAGCATAACGCCCCCTGTCAGTCCAGCCACCAGGCATAACAAATCCGTTAAACTCGCAGTTATTCATCGGATCGCCTGCGGTTCGCGTTGCCGTGGTGATAATGACCCTTGATGCCAGTTCGCTTACTGAGCCAGCAGAACGCATAACAACAACAGGGTAATATTTTCCAGATGTTGCACCTGCAGGAGCGTTAACCCGCACATAACGCATACCACGCTTATCAGCAAAGTCTGTTTTACTGACCGCGTTAATGTTGTTCAGGAAGCGTCCCTTATCGGGTATATCAGCGCCGTTCTGGTCTTTCTGCAGACGTTTCTCTGCATTGTCATAGGCTGATTTTACTGCCTTTGGCGTTGCCGCCAGCGTTTCAGACGTACTGTTGGTCGCACTGCTGAGCTGTACTATCCCCTTTTTCGTCGTACTTGCATCCTCAAGCGCCACGGCGGATGCAATATCCTCTGCCCGTTTTGCCGCTGTCTCAGCGCGCGTTGCTGCGGATTCCGCCGTACTTTTGCTCTGAGCTGCCGCCGTCGCACTGCCAGCTGCCTCTGTCGCCTTCGTGGATGCCGTCGTGGCGCTGCCCTTCGCTGCTGACGCCTGTCTGGTCGCCTCATCTTTTGAAGCAGACGCCGATGATGCCGATGACGCCGCCGAACTGGCGGACGATGCGGCAGCCGTTTTTGAGGATTCTGCGCTGGTCTCCGACGCTTTCGCGTTCGTCTCGGATGTCTTCGCTGCCTCTTTTGAGGCCGCCGCACCCCGTGCCGAGGTGGCAGCTTCTGACGCCTTCGTGGTCGCTGTGGATGCAGAAGTGGCTGCCGATTTTTGTGATGCTGCGGCATTCGTTTCTGACGTTTTCGCGGCACTGGCGCTGGTAGCTGCCGCGCTTTTTGATGACTCTGCAGCAGCAGCACTTTTTGATGCCTCAGAGGCTTTTGCTGATGCCGTTCCTGCGCTGGAAAAAGCCTCCTGAGCCGACGTCGCGGCCTGTCCGGCTGACGTGCTGGCTGCACGTGCTGAGCCTGCAGCATCAGTCGCATGGGTTGCCGCCTCACGGGCTGATGTGCTGGCATCGCCGGCTGACTTCTTCGCGGCTGCCGTGTTCTGTGCCACTGCGGACGCGTTACGCGCCACCTCTTCCACCATCTGCTCAAAGCGGCGCAGTGCCTCCGGTCGGACATCATCCTCCGTCATGGCACCGAGAAAATCATTCAGCGTACCTGGTCTGGAACCTTCATAGACGGTAATGGTCCCGGCATGTGAAGGCGGAAAACCTTCAACCAGCAGGGTGACGCTGTACTGACCATGCTCAACATCCATGCTGTAACGTCCGGCTTCATCCGGATTTTCAGAGGCCACCGTGTTCACCACCACCGTGCTGCTGGTTCGTCTGGCCTTCAGCACAATGGTGCAGTTCTGTACTGGTTTTCCTGTGCCATCTTTAAGCACGCCAGAAATTTTTACTGTCATACTTTTCCACCAATAAAAAAAGCCCGCAGCAGTGACGCCACGGGCTTCAGGACAGTGTAACTTTACGTTTCCTCAAACGCAGTTCACCCCATAAGGTGGATGAACCTGCGTATCATAACAATATTTACAGAAGATAAATCGGCGTCTGTTGTCAGAAACGGTATCCGATACCAACAATAAATGCATCCGTTCGCCAGTCGCCACTACCGGAACCTTCATAAGCAAGGTCAATGGTCACGGATTCGGTCGGGTTAAACTGCACGCCAGCCCCCCACGCCAGAGACGTGTTGCTGTGGCGACCGTCATCACTTCCGGTCAGCACATCGTGCTTTTTCCCCTTGTTGTCAGTTACGCGGAGATAATCCCCGGAGAAAGTCGACACACGGCTGTAAGCCACACCCGCCATCGCATACGCGCTGAACCATTCATTCACGCGTACAGACGGCCCCGCCATCACGCTGAACCAGCGGTTACGCACGGAATCTTCATGCCAGCGGGTATCGCTGTAGCGCGTTTTTTGCTCATCCTCAGCATTGGCATAACTGAAGGACGTAATCAGCCCCAGCGCGTCCGTAAACTCATAACGGTATTTCACGTTAATCCCGTTCAGATCATCACTACCGGGAACGTTCGTCGAGGCATGGAGATACCCCGCGCTCAGCGTGGACTGATGTTCTGCTGCACTCGCTGGCGTAGCAGCGGCGACCTGCCAGACTACTGCGGACAAAATAACAGCACATAATTTACGCATAATTACCTCTCGCTTTTCTGCAATAAAAAAGGCGCCATTTCTGGCGCCCGTATCTGGGTTATAAAATTCAGCTAATCGTGATGCCTGCAGTGGCTTTCTTCATCACCACAACCAGCAAATCGCTGATACTTGCTGTGGGATACCAGTTATTTACCAGCCATGCTGACACCGAAAACTCCAGTGTCATGTGACCGTGACCGGCAGGCATATCAATAACACCACTGTAAATCAGCGTATTATCCAGCGCGGTACGGTTATAAATTTCAGCACCGTTTTTCCGCACTATCAGACGGCATGAGGAGTAAATATCAGTATGCTCTTTCTCATGTTTAGCGCCGCTGAATGCCACCGCCGGAATAACAATCTGCCGGTCAAACGGCTGATCGTCATAAACCCTGACGGTAATGGTTCCTGATGGCCACCGCTCCGGTGCACGGGAGTCCCGGGGGAAAGCTTTGCCCACTGTTTTAACGAGATCGCCTTCAATCTGGTTCGCGGACAATTTTCCCAGAACCCGACAGTTCTCGTTAATCGTGACGTTGTTGAGCGTCCCGGAGTTCGCATTCACGTTACCGCTGATATCGGCATTTTTCGCCGTCAGCCGCCCGTCCGGTGTCAGGGAAAATGCCGGAGGATTACCGCCGCTGGTAATGGTGGGAGCCGTCAGATATTTCAGGAACACTTCATTCATAAATATCTGATCGCCCTGACCAACAAACATCGGCTTTGTGTTGCCATTCGCAGGATTAATCATCGCAATCCTGTCTGCCGCCAGCAGCACCTGACTCTGCATTCCTGCTGGCGTATTCTCAATACCGGCACCGATACCCGCAATATAAAGGCGTCCGTCCTGCATCTGCTGCAGTTTCACGGCCCACATGCTGTTCAGGTTATTATTTGTATCAACCTGAACTTTCTGTATCTGCTGGATTGCCGCACTCTGATTTTCCAGTTTTTTATTGACGGTCTGCGTGATTTCATTGCTGACATTCGTAATGGACGTCCTGATTTCAGCCAGGTCCGGCGCAAGCTGACCGTTATCAATCTGCGTCCACAGCTCCTGGGCCAGATGTGTTTTCCCGATTTCTCCTTTGAAAAAATCCAGGTAACCTTCCGCATCATCGCTCGCCCGACCGACAGCCTCCACGAATGCCGATTTGCCAACAGTATTCACACTGCGGATATAAAAATAATAATCATGGCCCGGTTTGATATTGATACTGGCAGCTATCCAGTACAGCGCCGAGCCAAGATAGCGGGCTGCGGTTTCAACCTGCCTGATATCCGCAATCCGCTTTTCCGAGAACCAGAACTCAAACTGTACCGTCGGGTCATAAACGGCAAGATGCGGCGTGGCGGTTATCTGAAAATAGCCCGGCGTCAGCTCAATCCGCGACGGTGCTGCCGGTGCGGCAATCCGGAAGGTGGTGGTGGCAGGTTCACCCTGCTGGCCATAGCTGTTTATCGCCCGCACCGTCAGGGTGTATTCCCCGAGCGGCAGGCCGCTGAAACGGTGCTCCGTGTCTGCGGTGATGGCGGTGGTCACCAGTCTGGCATCCGTTCCCTTACCACTGGTCAGGCGCAGACTGAAGCGCACGCCCTTCACCACCCGCGGCGTGTCCCATTTAGCCTGCGCCAGATACTGGCCGTCAGCTGCGCTCACCTCCACCGTCAGGTGCTGTACTGCCGGTGGGATGACGCTGTTCAGGGAGCCTGACTGCGGCTCAAAGCGGGCACCGTTATCCACGATGGCTTCTTTTTCCGGTACGTGCTGCACCGCCGTGATGGCAAAGGTGCCGTCCGTGTTTTCCCGGATGGAGACACAGCGGAACAGGCGACGGCGCAGTGACGGCAGGGAGAGTCCCCACACCCCGTATGTCTCCACACCATCAGGCAGGGTACTGACCTGTATCCGGTCCGGCGCGGGGTGTTCGGTGATGTCCACACTCACCGGCTTACCGCTGCCGTTAATCAGGTTCACCGTGGCGGCACCGGTCTCCGGAAGTGTCACTTCACGGTCCAGCGTCAGGGTGCGGGTGGCAGCATCAATGGACAGGACACGTCCGCCGGTCAGAGTCCCGGCATAGTCGTTATCACAGATTTCAATGATGTCACCGGGTGTGTGCCGCAGCCCCTGAGACCCGAGCGTGAAATCCACCGTCTGCGTTTCCAGCAGTCCGGTCTTTATCACCCACAGTCCGGCACGGTGGGCCTGACCGCGGCTGGTACAGCCGAACGCGTCCATCTTCAGCAGGTTGCGTCC